ATGGCTTACGGATACCGGGCTATGTTTAAAATATTGTCTAACTACTTCAAAAATTACAAGCTCGACACTATCCGTAAGATGATTACCCGTTGGGCCCCACAGAAAGAAAACCATACGGAAGCCTATATCAAGGCCGTATCAGACTATGCCGGAATTCCGGCTGATGATCCAATCAATGTGAACGACCGTGAGCAGATGATCCGTATTGTGGCAGGTATGAGCCGTGTGGAGAATGGGGTAGAGGCCGATATGCCGGATGTTATAACAGGATGGCTTTTGTTATGAAATCTTGGCATGTAATACTGATTTTGATTCTCTGCCTTCTTTGCTTCTTGGCCGGCCGGCACACGAATAGGATAGGGGATGAGCTTGTTGGAAAAACCGACACGTCGACTCTGCGTGACACGATTCGAGATAGCATTCCTTATCCTGTCTATGAAACGGTGATCCAGACGGTTCCGGAACTGTTCCCTGTCTACATCACACTTGAGGGAGATACAGTGAGAGAGCCGATTTTTGTGCCTATCCCGGTCACACAGAAAGAATACTTGACGGATGATTATCACGCTTGGGTGTCAGGATATAATCCTTCGCTCGACAGTATCGATGTGTTTCAGAAGACAATTTCTATAACAAAACGGCAGTCATCCCGTCGCTGGGGAATAGGCATCACGGCCGGTTATGGGATTGGCCGAAATGGCTTATCTCCATATGTAGGGATTGGGGGATATTATAGGATTTGGTGAACTACTACCGCTAAATTTTCAGTTTAGCGGTAGTTTGTCAAATATGTGATTAGGGTTCATTTAAAAAGGAATCGGAAATAGTTTTGTTATTAGAAAAATAGAAGTACATTTACTGGATATTTTGCAAAAATAACATTTATATGAAGTTTTTTTATCAAACGATGCTTGTATTGTCGAGTGTTTTTTTGTTTTCTTGTCATCAAATATCGGATAGGAAGTTAAGGTGTTATGAGAATCCTTTAAAAACAACGGACAGTACTGAATTGTATATAGCTGATCCTTTTATCTATAAAGCCGGTGGTTTATATTACCTGACAGGTACGACTGCATTGCCGGAAGGAGAAGGATTTGCTTATTATATTTCTTCCGACCTGATTAGGTGGAAGTATCAAGGTCTTTTGTATCGTAAACCAAAGGATCACATCGGCTGTTATGGCTTTTGGGCTCCAGAGGTGAAATATTACGAAGGGCGGTTTTATATGACTTACAGTTGTTATATGAAAGATTTGGATCGGATGCTTACTTGTCTTGCTGTCAGTGAAAAGCCGGGAGGACCGTTTATAGATCTTTATACTCCTTGGTTCGACTTGGGCTATTCTGCCATTGATGCAGACATTTTTGTTGATGATGACGGGACGCCTTATGTATATTTCAGCAAAAATGGAATGCAGGATACGTTGGCTACTGGTGAACTTTATGGGGTGAAATTAAAAAAAGACCTTTCCGGATTGATGGGGGAACCTGTTTTTATATCTGGCGCTTCGCAAACATGGGAAAAGGTTAACTGGGATAGGAACCGATGCAATGAAGGTGCTTATGTGTTTAAAAAGAATGGAAAGTATTATATGACTTATTCCGCCAATGATACCGGCTATGAGTTTTATGGAGTAGGGGTTTCTTATGCGGATAGTCCACTGGGGCCTTGGGTAAAGAGTGAGGATAATCCTCTTTTGACTACGGATCTTCCTAAAGGGGTTTCTGCACCGGGACACAATTCGATAGTAGAGGCTCCGAATGGTGATCTGTATATTGTTTATCATCGCCATGCTGATGTGCATTGCCAAAAACCGAATTGGGATAGAGTGGTCTGTATGGATCGATTATTCTTCGATGAAAAAGGTAAGTTATGTACTGATGGGCCATCTTCTTCGTTACAACAGATTTGTTGGTAACCTTAATTTAGTTTTAGTGTTATAATGAACAAAACCATTAATCCGAGGCCTTTCTCCTTTCCGGAAAAAGACATTCAATTCGATGGAGCAATCCTCTGACAAATCAACTCTTAAGAAACTACGAGCATCCTAAGTAACGATCTTTTTACTCGAAACAGAGTGGCGGTTAGCGGATTTTTATTCAAGAAAAACTGTGTTAGCAAAGTTAATATTTTATTCTTTGCTGACACAGTTTAATTTACATCCTCTTTCGTTTTGAAAATTTGTACTTTTCGTTTTGCCAATTATACTAAGTCAAAAGATATATGTAATTTCTTTTGTTTCATTTCTTTTTAAAGTTGAATTAACTATTTAATAAAGTTGAATTAACTATTTAATAAATCATATAGCTCTTTCGCTCTGGAATATGTGTCAAATCCTTTCACATTCCGCCATTTTCCGGAGAGAAAACCATTCTCATATACTTGTACCCAGTAAACTGTTATGGGGATACAGCCGTTATAAGCATCGCCTCGAATTATTCTGTATCGCTTCATGTCTTTTTAAATTTTAAGCCATCTCAAAAATATTTTGAGTGGATCTCGGTTTATAATTTATCCATATAACTTCCTGTACTTCGCTGGATCGAATGTTGTTCTTTTTGACTGGAAACTTGATCATTGTCCAGTCTCCGTATAATTCTTGCATAAGAGGACAGTCATAACTGCTTATCATCGCTTTCCCTTCGATTGCATGTAATCGAAGGGAAAGCTCCCGGTGTTGTTCCTCTGAAAACTCAAACTTATAATCGTTTGATGAAGCACGACACTCAAGCGGATATGGTGGATCTACATAAAAAAAGGCATCTGGAAAATCTAACCGACTAATGCAATCACTATAATCTAAATTGGTTATCTGAAAGTTTGAGCGTATTACTTCTGCAACATCATGAAGCTTCTCAATCGCATTATTCCATCGGGAAACTGTTTCACCGCCTTGAGCATTTACGTGTTGTTTTGCGCAATGCCATCCCTTGTTCTTGCGTTGTGCACCCAGTCCGAAAAAAGACTGACGGATGCGAACATAAAATCTTCGGGCCTGCTCGATCTTGTCTGCAGATGGTTCCCAGGAATTATTGTATTCCAATTCGGAACAGGGAGTGAGCAGTAGTAGCCGTATCAATTCCAGTTCATTATTCCTCAATACCTCAAAGAAATTAGTGATATCGGCATTAATTTCGTTGGCCGTCTTTATCACTCTTCCTTTGTAATTGAGAGATACTACCATGCTTCCAGCAAAAAGATCCACCAAGTGAGTAAATTTATCGGGGAAGTATTTGTATAAATATTCCAACCAGGTAAACTTACCTCCGAAGTAGTTAAAGGCTATCAGCTTATCTTTGTTTCCACTCATATTACTTCATTTCTATTTAAATTGAAACTTTTCATATACTCACAATCTCTATCACAAGGGCAATTATCATCATAGCAACTATCGTTGTGACTGTTCCAGCAAGGGCATTGCTTATGATATGCCTCTAATTTGGCTTTATCTCGATCTGCTTTCATTTTAGCCTTAATATGATCCGGCAATGCTTCTTGTGCTACCGGATCGAAAGTGATACATTTCGTTTTATCCATAATGTTCAATTCCATTTTGTTATAGATTTACTTATACCAGCGTCCACCGCAATATTTACATACAAAATAATTCCCCATACTCATCACCTGAACTTTTTCATCCACGCATATACGGCACATGCAAATTTTATGATCGCCATCAGACACAGGCTCTAAAATTTTATCATATTCCCAGAAAGATAACTTGCCTTTAGCCGGTATTGGTTCGGGGAATAAAATAGGGTTAGCAAACACCCAATTCCAAACACCCTTTTCAGCCCATAGTGAGGGGTGGTTCTGAACGCAATCGACTATCTCAACGCTGCCGATGATTGCGCCAAAATGGTAATTGCTCCAATCAGTGTCGCCTTTTGAAATTTCTCTTAGGAACTTATCTACCTTGTCGCATACAGGAACAGATGCAGACCAATAGTTATCAGCTTTCATACCTGCGTGAATAAGCACACGCCCACGAAAATTTGTTTTCCAAGTCCTGTTTTCTATGTCTTTCAGCCCGGACACGATAAGGCTTGCCCACGGCTGTTTAATTGTTATCGCTTTCATTTAACTTCTTTAATTCGTTAATTTGTTCACTGATAATTCTAATGCGTTCTTTGAGAGCATCTGATTTTCGTGCAGAGAAACCAATTTTGACATGTCGCATCGCATATCCAAAACCTCTTCTATTCAACATTTCAATTTCTCTGCGCTCTTCTTTATACAATCTCTCTTCCAGGACACTCTTTTTCTCTATAAGTTTTTCTATTTTATTCATATTCATTCCTCCGTATTAGGTAGTAAGTCTTCGATGTAGGCATACCTTATTATCTTGTTTTCTGTTATGAATGTGTTCCAATAAGAAACTACGTCTACATTCGCAATTTTCCATATATTGTAAGATACACCACGTTTTGTTTTAAACTCAACTAAGACATATCCCATCTTTACAATAATTTCCCTTGCATCATGCCATACTGGGTTAATATTAGTCCGTGAATTAAACTCATTCCATCGCCTTGCTATCTCATTGCAAAGGACATTGGAACTTTCCACATCTCCCAAATGGATTTCTGCTATTTGGTAGTTCATGCCATCTTTGATACAAAGTTCTGCGTCCAATTCATCGGGACCCAACACACGCTTCCCTCTTGCCGGAATACATATCAGTTTCAATGTATCGGTGTCAAATTCGCCTTTTGCGTATGCCCAATTCAATTTTATTTTTGTCATTTCTTTACCTCCTTGATAAATGATTTGTAATACTTGCAGTTCTTGGCAGATTTCCTTGCTGTTATTCTCCGTTGCAGAGCATTGCAGTACATCTGACAGTTCGGGCAAGCCTCGTAGTGTACACATTCGCTGCAATGCCTTTCGTCAGCATTTCCGAGGATGTAGGCAATTTCTTCATCCTTGCTCATGTTTTCCGGCTTCCCCTTTGCTTCCTCACGTAATTCTAAAATAATTTTATCAACTTCGAGATTCTTGGCTTCGTATATCTGTTTCAGCCGAAGTGCCTCTGACTTAATCCCCTTGAGAACTTTCTTGCTTATTTTCATTGTTCTATCCTTTCATTCTGCCTAAAAAGGCAAGTTTTAAAACATCGAACTCTTTCCCAATTACCGCAAACTCCAACATTGCGTTATCATCTGCAAGGTCATTAACTCTTAACACGGCATAACTTTCTCCTGATTCGGTTTGATAGGTGTCCAATTCAACAGAACTGATTATACATTCATCATTGCTCTTTCGGAAGAAACTATCAAGACTTTTGAGGATATGATTTTTCAAATAATCATCACCTATTGCAGCCGCAATCTTATCTTGCTTTCTTAATGCGTACCTCATAGTTTACTTTATTTATGCAATCATTTTACGACGAATCAGATTTATATTCTTTTTCACCAGTTTTACTATCTGATCGTGATACTCGCTTACGCCGTTACAGAAGGATCGGGACTGGACGATATCCAGTGTATTCAAGTTTACCTCTATCGTCTCCAATCGTTTTCCAGCCGTGTCCTTTGCCGATAATATCAGGCATTCCGGCCGTCTGTAGTATCCGTTCTGATATACGCAATGGTGCATGACCTTACCTTCCTGATAAAACTGGGTGACACTTTCCAAAGGGCGGATGATTATATCCTCTTCTTCTATTCTCAATCCGAAGAACTTTTCCATCCGCTCGTAGAAGCCGGCTATATCCTTCATTAACTTTTCACGCTTACTGATAGATTGTGCTCGATCTCTTTCCTGTCTCAACTTGGCTTCACGTACCTGTTTTATCTTTAGTAGTTTATCATGTGCAGTTTTCAGGTTCTTAGGGCAGACATAGTGGGCGTTACGCATATCCTTACCAAAGTAAGACAGCAAAGACATATAATCTTCCCACATGGACGCATCCTTGATAATATAATGGTTACGGTTGCAGATGTTGAACGACGGTTTATAGCGAAATTGGGAGAAGCCGTTTCTATACATATGCTTCAGCATGGGGATTTGCCCGGTCTTCAGACACAATTCCGAATCGTTACCACCTTTCAATAAGTCACGTATCAATTTCGACGGGGTTACATCTGGGAACCGTCGATTCAGTCCCCGTTTTTTTAATTCCGGCAGTAATTCTTTCCTTGGATAAAGCTCTCCATGTATCGCATATAAATCACCGTAATAGTTATAGGGGGTACTTCCATATTCTCCTTTGATACTGAGAGGTGAACTATATACAAATCCGTTACTGCCCATATTAATCGGTCGGGCTATGATCGTACGTTTTCCGTCTTCACGAATCCACT